TGCCGATATTGTCCACAAACCACTTGCGATCACATAGATCCTCGTAGTCATCCGAAATATCAACCTCATGTCTGGATGCCATAGCCGCATACACTCCATAGACACGGGGGAAATGGACGCACTCCGATAGCGAAAGCGCAGATGACGCAAGAGCTCCAACATATGCGGCTGTGTGCGGGCTCTGCATCTGCTCGGCATATCCCTTCGCAGTCTCGGCTGGCTTAGGAAGCCCAGGCGCAGAATACTCACCCTTCATGGTCTTGAAGGGGCTCAGAATCATCGTGGTCTTTCGGTGGATCTTCAGTGTCTGTCCCTTTGTCGTCTTGATGTGATCAGCGTCGACAACAGACTCCACCTCTTCGGGAAGCTTGATGCCGTATTCGGGCATGGCTGTCAGTTTCTCCGTCTTGAACAATTGCTCGAGAGACGGAAAGAAGGGCTGAGTCCGGTTAAGATTCCACTCTCCAGCCTGTAACTTAGGCAGTCTGTGCAGCTTCATATCCACAGTCTGCGTCCTTAGATCCTTCACCATTGTGAGAAGGACAGGGTAAACAAACATCGGACATATACGCAGAACACTTTCTAGGCGACAAAACAAGATGAACTTCCAGCTACGCAAGTTCAATATTGATATGTTGAAAGACCGTTGTCAGATTGATTCTCGCAAAAGTCCCATGATCGTCGTCATTGGAAAGAAGGATACCGGTAAATCCTTCTTGGTTCGCGATATTCTGTTTAACACTCAGCACGACTTCCCCGTTGGAACAGTCATCTCGGGCACAGAGGTGGCGAACGAGTTCTTTCAACATATGGTCCCATCCAAATTTATCCACGACAAGTATGATCCCTCTATTGTTATGAACGTCATCAAGCGCCAGATGAGTGTGAAGCAAACAAGAAACAATGCCAAGAACGCGGGTGGTGGAAACTCATCTGTTGATCCCCGTGCCTTTTTGATTCTCGATGACTGCTTATACGATTCTTCCTGGATCAAGGAGGAGTCTACGCGGTATGTTTTCATGAACGGTCGTCACATCGATATGATGACCATTATCACCATGCAGTATCCGTTAGGTATCACACCTAACCTCCGCACGAACGTAGATTTTGTATTCATTCTCCGCGAGAACATCCTGGGCAATCGTCGTCGTATTTACGAAAACTATGCAGGTATGTTTCCTACGTTTGAAATGTTCTGCACGTTCATGGATCAATGTACAGAGAACTTCGAATGTCTGGTCATCTGTAACAACGTGAGCTCGAACAGGCTTGAAGATCAGGTGTTCTGGTATAAAGCCGCTGAGCATCCTCCGTTCCACATGTGCGATTCTTCGCTGTGGGCAAACAATCAGCCGTTCAACTCAGCCATGCTCAATGACCAGTGGGATCCTAGGAAATCCAACCCCAAACAGCCCTCTGTGTGGGTCAAAAAGGAGCAGTCAAAGTAAATTACCTGCGGTTAAAGTAAAATGCCGTCCTTTCGCGCACTGGAACTCGCAGAGGAAACTGAGCGGTTTAAGCACGGAAGTGTGATCGGTCATATGGCTGATCAGAAGACCCGTCGGGCGATGGCGATGGCAGCGAAACGCCATCACCATGTTTCCCGCAATCTTCACAAGAAGTCGATGGCGTCTGCGAACAAGGAACACATTACATACCGGAAGCTCGCACCGAAGCTTCACTCTGGTCCTCGTCCCCGCGGAGGTCGCACTCACCGCCGTCACCGTGGACGTCGCCACACCCGGAAGCACTAAAAATCCCCTGCGTTTAGTGTAAATGCCCGGAAACAGGATACTCCACGAGATGAACGAGAATAATCGTAATATGAGCAAGGTTCGAAACCTCTTTAGACACAATGTGACAAGGCATACGGCGCGTAATCACCGCCACCCGGAAGAGCGCGCAAACGCATCTGAGATGGCGCAAGCAGCTATTCATCGATATGATGAGCGCCATGGACTCACAAGGCGTGCGCTTCCTGTAATGAAGTATCAGCCGGTGGGCAAGTTTAAGTTAGACCGCGAAGGACAGATCGCATTGCGAAATGCCGAGAGAGCTCATCGTGCCATAGAGCTGGACAAGAAGCGTGTAGAGAATGCCAAACGTGAGGAAGGGAAGAAGCTTGCCCAGAAGGCTGCCAAAAAGGTAAACAAAGACGTCGACGATCTTGCTGATCTGTTTGGAAAGATGGGCGGTCGTCGCACCCGCCGCCGTCACCGCCGTCACCGCACCCGCCGCTCTACTCGCGCATAACACCCTCGCTCGGGTGAACAGGCATCGACGCGGCTGAGACGATGTCCTCGAGCTGAGCCGCACCGCCGGTGTTGGCGCGGTTCACGCCAGCCGCCTCCAACGCATTCGCCTTCTTGCGACGCTCATTCTCCTCCTTCTGCTTCTTGATCGACTCCTCGCGCTGGTCGGCAAAGAACATCTCCTTATTCACCTCATTCTCCTTGTAACGGCGCATCAGCTCATTGAGCTCCTTCTCGGCATACTCCACCTCAGGCATCAGGTGCTCCGAAGGATCCCACGGCAGCCACGCACCCACCTTACCGATGAACAGATTGTCCTTCGGGTAGCGACGCTGGAGCACCTTAGCGAACATCTGCGTCTCCTCGACAGTCGAGAAGCAGCGACGGACCTTCACGCCGCGCATGTTCGTCTTGAACTCAACCTTGTTGTCATACATCTCCTGAAGCTCCTTCTCGTTCTTCAGCTGGAACACCGCGAACTGCTCCTGGATATCCGTCTTCTTCACGTCCGCATTGTGGACCGCAGTGAACTCCTGGGCATCCTTAAAGAGGTCGTCGACCTTCAGGCTATACTTCTTGGAGAGGAACGCCATGAACTTCTCCATGCCCTTGATCTTCCACTCGTAGTCCATCCACTCCACGAAGCGCTCAAACATGAACTGCTCCTTCTGCTTGATCACCTTCTCCGGACTGAGGAAGGAGATGATGCAGTACTTCTGTGTGGGGATCTCTGGATCCTCGTCAAGATAATCGACATTCGTGCCGTCGTCCTCGGTCTTGGGGAGAGTCTCGCGCTGGCTAGGCATTTCTTGTATAAATCTTCGCCTGTGAAAGTAACAAATGTATGACCTCATCACCACTGCGCTTCTGTTTGTTTTGTTGACTCCAGGTGTGCTGCTGAACATTCCGTCATCGGCACATGGTGATATCGTGACAGCCCTCGTCCATGCGTTGGTGTTTTGGATTATCCTTCGCTTCCTGAGAGCCTACATCCCTTGGTGGATGGTGTGGGTTGTAGCAATTGGCGTAATTGGATATAAGTTTTCTTCTGGTAGCAGAGAATCGGGGCTCATGTAAAATTTCCTTGCTTCTTGAACAAATGGATTCTAAGCCCAAGCCTACATCGTCTGGTGTTGATATGAGCGACCTGGTGATGCGCCTTGTAAAGTATTTCCTCGAGGGTCTCGCGGTGGCGATTGCCGCGTATGTCCTCCCGGGCAAGACGCTGAAGGTGTCGGAGGTTGGCATGATTGCCCTCGTCGCGACTGCCACGTTCGCGATCCTGGACATCTATGCCCCGAGTGTCGGTGCGTCGGCGCGCACGGGTGCTGGTTTCGGTATCGGCGCTGGCCTGGTTGGTTTCCCCAGCGGGGGACTCAAGATGTAGAGGAGTTCACCTTATTGAGGATCGTCGAGGCAAGAATACCTGTGATGAGTGCTGCGTACGCATTCTGAGTTGTCTGCCCAATCGAAAGAAGTGTTGAACAGACCGGACTGGCGGTAGTAACCAGACCCTTCACAATATCCGTCATTGTATGTGGTATACATGCCCAGTTATGCAGTGCCATGCTGATACAATGGACTCCATAATTCAAGCCCACTCCCAACAAAACCTTTCCAACCACTTCCATTTAACGGTATTCAACAGAATACTTCTAAATGCGGAGCGTCATCCGGCATCGCGGGCGGTGGATTGAGATCGCGCCTCGAACCTATGAACCCGAGCGTATGACTGCCGACGTCGCCTGGATTCAGATCAAGGAGGATGCGACTCCAGAGGAGGCGTATCGTATCTGGTATGAAAAGCAGCGCACAATTTCTCGCTTCTTTCAACAATGTGGATACAGGCCGCTATCCTCGTCTTCCTCCTTGTGATCGCCTACAGATTTTGGAAGACTCAACCGAAGCGCGAGGTCAAAGGTAACACTGCTCGGTTATACTTGTTTTACACTACCTGGTGCGGACATTCGAAGAAAGCCATGCCTGAATGGGAGAAGGTCAAAGCGGATCTGAATACGTCTCCGGTGTTTGGCAAGACAACGGTCGAGGCTGTGGGGATTGACGCCGATGAAGATCCCAAGACTGCGTCGCTGTACGAAGTGGCTGGCTACCCAACCATCAAGCTCGAGACCTCAAGCGGTGTCTACGACTTCGATCGGAGCGTCACTCACGACAACATTATGAACTTCCTTCGGGAAACGCTTGGCAAAGAACCGCATCGCCTGTGAGTAGCCTGCGCTGATCATGCGAATCTTATCCTCGTCCTTTAGCTCGTCTAGCAAATAAATACCATCGATATTCAGATTGATTGCATCTGCATGAACACGGACTGAACGCAGTCCTGCCCATAAGGTGCGAACCATATCAAACACAGAAATAGATTCCAATGTCGATGGAAAAATGGCTCGCTTAATATGTGCGATATCGAGAACCAACGTCCCCTTCGGAACGGCTTCATACATATTCTCCGAGTAGACACCACCATCAAGATAAAGCTGATTGTGGATCACCTGTGGGTGATAGATAAACGGTAGACAACACGAGGCCTTCATCGCAGCCAGTAGTGGAATGTTCCCCGTGAGCAGGGTTGGGCGCTGAGTGGTGATATTCGATGCCAGCAAATAGAGCTTCTGAGGCGCATCCGAGATCATCTTTCCACGGAGATCAATACCCATGGAATCGAAGATCTTCAGAAACAGCTCCTCCATCAAATCCTGTGTGAACAGTCCCTTCTTCTGCATGAAGGCAAGGATCGTCGCATATCGAAAGGACGGTAAAAATCCCGATGTATTCACATACTTGATACACACCTCCTCGGCCTGTTTGTAGGTCAACCCAAAGGCTACACCGGTAGCAATCACCGCGCCCACCGAACATCCGTAGATACCGTCAGGGAAGTTCAAATTTCCCTGTTTCTCTTCAACAGCTTTCAATCCCCCCAAAATTAGGAATCCACGAATCCCTCCACCTCCGAGTGCAATCGAGCGGAACATTCTAGTTGAGAAACAGGAGAATCAACGCGAACGCCGCATGTCGGCTATGCGCCCTGTATTGGCACAGATCTATGCTCAAATCAAACGTCAAGCCATTCACTCGTCGGATGCGCCGTATCTTGTCTTCGAGATTCCCAAGTTTGTCTTTGGATATCCTCTGTTCAAGCTGGCAGAAGCCCGCGACTATCTGCTGGAAACCCTGACTCAATCCGGATTCAGTGTGTGGCCGGTCAACAACGACTACCTGCTGATTATGTGGGCCAAGCAGCAGATGAACCGCGGCCGCCCGAGTTTGTTAACGAACTACCGCCCACAAGTCTATGATCCCGTCGCATTAGGAAGTATGTTCAATACACAATGAGCGTGGTCGACCCCATATTGATGGCGACTAGCCTGTTGTTTGTATTTCCAGCGTGGGCGGCATATCATCGTAAGAAGTGGGCAGGCGTATTTTGTG